CGGTGGTGGACACTCTTTATCTGGGCGGAATCTTTTCCTCGGGGGTCTTTTCGTCGCCAAACTACAACGCTGAGAAGGAATACATCGTCCTTTGCGGACCGACCTCGGCTTTTCTATACCGGCAGGACGAGCCTATCGTTGAGATCTATTACCCCGCGCAACTGGCGCTGGATCCAGCGGATGAAATTATCTCCCCTACCGATAGCGTCTCGACCTTACAAGCCTTCAACCGCTTCTACATTTTCCGCGAGGCGGACATATCTTTGCCTGGCTGGGAGTGGCAATACACTACGGCGAGCGGCATAGCGGTCGCTGGCACTACGGCTACCGTCCACGTCGCGGCACATGGCTACTCTGTGGATATGCGAGTGCGGATAGAGGAAGGGGCTGTGGCCACATTCCAAGGCCATGAGTTTGATATCGTGGGGGTGACGGCAAATACCTTTACCATCTCGGTGCCTGCTGGCACATCGCCGGAGGCTGTCGCCGATATCGCCATCCGCCGAGTCAAGCCGCCCCTCTATTGGGACGGCACGACGATGGAGTTCCAACGCGCAGTCGCGGGTGTGCCTGCTGAGGGAGTGACCTACAAGACGCTGCGCAGCACAAGCTGGGCGACTTACTTTGGCAACCGTCTGTGGATCCCTGATGGACGCGATACGGTGGCGATCTCCGATGTGCTCGACCCCGACCTCTACGATCCGTTTTTCCAATCCTTCCGCGCTAACCAGGGCAGCAACGATTTCTTGGTGGCGATACATCCGTGGGTGGAGGGTCAGGTGTTGGTCTTCCTGCGCAACTCGATCTGGCTGGCTAACCTGACGGATACAAGCAACTCGACGGGATCGGACTTTGTGGTGGACCACGCAGTCAGCAAGCTCACGCTGCTTACGGACGAGATCGGGTGCGTGGCTCGGCGCTCGGTGGTGACGGCGGGGCAATTTGTCTTTTTCTTGTCGGACTCGGGAGTTTACCGGCTGGATACCCAGCTCGACCTCAAGCTCCGCGCTAATACCCAACCTCTTTCGGATCCGATTGCCGACCAGATCGACGAGATCAATACGGACTACGCTTACAGGGCGGTGGGCAAGTGGTGGAATAACCGCTACTATCTTGCTGTCCCTGTCGGCCTAAATGCGACGGCCAACAATACACTCTTTCTCTGGAATGCGCTTAACCAGCAATGGGAGAGCCGCGACACCTACTCTGTCGTATTGGACGAGCTGCTGGTCGCCACCTACTCGAGCCAACGCCGCCTTTTTGCGGCGAGCCGCGCTGGCACTCTCTTTCTTCTGGACGAGCTGGACTACGGCGACGATGTGCCTTACGCGAACGCGCAAGACCTCTATTCCGACATACCTTCCGAACTCATCACCCGCCGCTACGGGTGGGGTAGCCTCAATACCAAGCGTCTCACCCGCGCTAAGGCGAGCGTGCTGCTGCCAGACGAGTCGTCCTGCACGCTGGATGCCTTGACGACCGACTACGACAACGAATTTCAAATCGCATCGCTCGATAACACCACGGGCGAGACCGAGGACTACACGCTCAAGGCCCCGCTGCGCTGCAAGGCTACTGGGCTAGACCTCCGGTTCCGCACGCAAAGCGGGCGACCCATCCTCCGCCAAATCAGCGCCGAGGCGACCCGATCTGGCTCCGACTCCACCGAAACCCGCACCCTCAATTAACCACAGAGCAGAAGCTTAAAACTTAATTCTTAAAACTCTCCCACCCATGGCAACTCTCTCAAAAGGCAAAGTATTTACCAACGGCGAACTCGTGACTCCCGCGACGCTCCACTCTCTGGTGGACTCCGGCACCGTCACTAACATCGTCAACGCCGACATCTCCAACACCGCCGCCATCGCCGACACGAAGCTTGCCACCATTTCCACGGCCAACAAAGTCGCGCAATCTGCGGTGACAAACCTCGCCAACGACTTAGCAGGAAAGGCTGCGGCAAGCCACACGCACACGATTACCAATGTGACCGGCCTGCAAACGGCGCTTGACGGCAAGCAAGCCTCTGGCAGCTATGCGCCTGCAACTGGTATCGCGCCAAGCGCCATCACGGGCACGGCTGTGATAACGACAGATTCCCGTCTGTCCGATGCCAGGACGCCAACTTCCCACACGCACGACGCCTCGGCAATCACTACCGGCACGCTTGCCAACGCCCGCACCACGGCGACATCCGCAAATACGGCGAACGCCATCGTGGCTAGGAATGCCAGCGGCGACTTCTTGGCTGGCAAAATCAACGGGCTCACCGTAGGAATGGGCGGCGGTAGCGAAGTTAGCAATACGGCGGTGGGGTTGCAGGGATTAAATGCAAATACCAGCGGATATAACAATACGGCGGTTGGGTGGAGCTCACTCCAATCAAACACAACTGGCCAACAAAACACAGCGATAGGTGCAAACGCATCTGCTAGTAACACAACTGGGATTAACAATACAGCAGTCGGTTTCCAAGTCCTGAAAAATAACACAACTGGCTATCTCAACACAGCGATAGGGGCAAACGCATCTGCTAGTAACACAACTGGCTATTTCAACACAGCGATAGGTGTCGATGCCTTTTTTAGTAACTCAACCGGCTATAAAAACACAGCGCTTGGGTATGCAACCCTGACCCTTAACACAACAGGAAGAAATAATGTAGCTTGCGGGTCACAAGCCCTTTATAAAAACATCAATGGAGCTTATAATCATGCTGGCGGGTCAGATGCCCTCTATAACAACACAACTGGAAACTATAATGTTGCTACAGGCAATACCGCTCTTTTTAACAACACAAATGGAAGTTTCAATATTGCGACTGGCGCGGATGCCCTCTATAACAACACAACTGGGAGCAATAACACAGCAGTGGGTTATGCAGCGCTTGTTTTAAACACTTCGGACAATTATTCAACGGGAATAGGGTCCGGAGCCAATGTCACTGGATCAAATCAAGTCCAGCTTGGAAATTCCACTGCGACCACTTACGCCTACGGCGCGGTGCAAGACCGGTCCGACGTCCGAGATAAAGCCGACATCCGCGATACCACGCTGGGGCTGGAATTTGTCAAGGCGCTTCGTCCGGTGGATTTTCGATGGGACTACCGCGAAGACTATCGGCCATTTGCCCCGACTCTTCCGGCTCAAGACGCTTCAGCCGAAGAGAAAGCGGCATATAAAGCGGCGCTGAACAAATGGCAGGAAGATGTCAAGCTGGCCAATATCACGCACGACGGCAGCAAGAAGCGCAACCGCTACCATCACGGGCTCATCGCCCAAGAGGTCAAAGCAGTCCTCGACGCGCAGGGACTCGACTTTGGGGGATACCAAGATCACTCGATCAAGGGTGGCGACGATGTGCTGTCGCTTGGCTATGAGGAACTCATCGCGCCACTCATCAAGGCCGTCCAAGAACTCGCCGCCGAAGTCGCCGCATTGAAAGCAGGGAAATAATATTATGTATAACTATACAAAAAAGCTGATTGAACAGGAAGCGAGGGTGTCGTAATGTCGTGGCTTAGTGATATCTTTGGAGGAGGAAAAAAGAGCAAGCCCAAAGCTCCTAGCACTGCGGAGATCAACAAAAAGACCGCCTCGACAATAAAAAGCAACGCTAAGGCCGTCAGTGATTCAAATTTTGCTAGCACAAAAGATGGGACGCAAGAATTTGTAAATTACCTTAATACAGAAGGTCGAAATCTTACAAAAGACACCAAAAAGATAGCAGCAAAAAAAGCCGAACAAGCTACTGCAAAAAAGACTTTAGATAAAAAAGCCAGCGATAAAAAAGCAGCAGAAAAGGCTGAAAAGACGGCTAAGGCTAATCTTGCGACTGAACAAGCTAAGAAAAAACCTAACGCAAAGACCGTTGCAACCTTAAAGTCCGAGGTTACAAAAGCAAGCAGCCAAGTTGCAACTTTAACTAAAGATGTCAGTACTTCTACAAAAGCATACGACTCATTGGGTGCTTCTGTAAAAAAATTGCAAGACTCTGGGTCTGTCGTCGATGCGTACCGAAAAGGCGATCCTCAAGCCTACGCCGCCCTAGACAAAGCTGGGGA